GCATAATGTAAGCATAAACAATAAAAAGTGAGGACTTTAAATGATATTAGATAGACAAATAGAAATAGCAGGCGAGACACAAACAAAAGAAAGATTTGGTATGGCCAGCATCCACGATGAGAACAAGACTTTTACAGGCGATGTTCTTTTTACAGATCAACTTAGAGCAGATCCAAATGGTAATATTTGGGGTACGAGTATTGAACAGAAGTTTCAAGACACAGCTCAAGTAGATGGACTTACAGTTTGGAAATCAAACGGTGAAGTTCCATTCTCAGATATGCTTTTAGACTTTGTACAAATTGGTGCTATTACTTTGGAACAAGCTGAATTCTCAGCAATACAAAAAAACAAAGACGCAAGTGCAAGTCTTGATACTCTTTACAGAGCAGAAGACGGCAACATCTACTTAGGTGAAGATAGCCTGAAGTACAGAGATGAGAGACTAGCTAAAATTAAGGCAGCAGCATAATGTTAGAACTAATAGGATTAATGGCAATAATATATCTAGCATTTAAATTGTTGCCTGGTTTCTTAATGTTTCTTGTTAAATTATTTGTGGCATTTGTTATGATACTTTTATTTTTAGCAGTAATTGCCAATGTATGGCCAATATATGGAGTTTATATAATATGATATTTCCTTTACCAACACTCTACAAAAGAGATACGAATGGAAACATTCGTGAATTAACAGTCGAATATTCTAATGGTGTGATGAATGCTACTAGAACTATTGCTGGCATAAAAGACGGCAACCTAGTTACTAGTGGTTGGAAAGATGCTTACGGAAAGAACGAAGGCAAAGCAAATGCTACTACAGATGCTGAACAAGCACAAAAAGAAGCACAAGCAATGTGGGATAAGAAAGCAGAAAAAGAATACTTCGAAGATATCTCACTAGTTGATACTTACGATAAGTTCAAACCACAACTAGCACATGACTACACTAAAAGGCCTCAGTCTAATGGTTTCAGTCAACCTAAGTTAGATGGCATTAGATGTATTGCAAGAAAAGACGGCCTTTATACAAGAGCTGGAAAAGAGATTACAACTTGTAGTCATATACACAATGATCTAAAAGCTTTCTTTGAAGAGTGGCCTAATGTTATATTAGATGGTGAACTTTATAATCACGCACTAAAAGCAGACTTCAACAAAATTACAAGTCTAGTTCGTAAAGTAAAACCTACACAAGAAGAACAGGAAGAATGTTTTAAACTTGTTGAGTATCATGTATATGATATGGCAGATTTAGACAACGAATCATTTTCAGATAGAGATGCCTTTCTTAATGAAGACTTTATGGCTTGGCGTAGCAGTGATTGTATTAAATTAGTTACGACAACATGGTGTGATACCCAAGACGAACTAGATACTTTATATTCACAATATACAGAAGATGGTTATGAAGGACAAATGGTTCGTAACGATACACCTTACGAAAACAAAAGAAGTAAGAACTTGCTTAAAAGAAAAGAGTTTATTACAGAAGAGTTTAATGTTGTAGAAGTATTAGAAGGCTCTGGTAATTGGCAGGGTTATGCTAAACACTTTGTTCTTACAGACGGAACAGAAACATTTAAGAGTGGAGTAAGAGGCAATCAAGCAACACTCAAAGCTCTATTAGAACAAGAAGACAAACCTACTTGGGTTACATGTAGGTACTTTGAGCGTTCAATAGATAATATACCAAGATTCCCCGTAGTTATAGATTGGGGAATAGGAGAAAGAAATGACTGAAGGATATAAAGGAATGACAATGAAGAGCCAAGTTTTTAATGGCGGACTTCAAAGAATTTATAACTTTGCTAATGGTTATGGAGCTAGTGTAGTTAATCACAAAGGTTCATATGGCGGTAAAGATCAATGGGAGTTAGCAGTTTTAAAAGATCAGAATATTTGTTATGACACACCTGTAACAAATGATGTTTTAGGACATTTAGATAGTGATGATGTACTTCCTATCTTAGAACAGATACAAGCTCTTTAATCAAACGGATCGTATTTAGAAAACCTTAGTCTTACTAGGGTTTTTCTTACGATTGCAATACCAGTTAATCCTATAAAATTAATAAACGCTGCCATTTCAGCTGAGGTGCCTGCGTAGTCTATACAAGCTTTGATAATGAATACACTCAACGGGAACATAATTATTGCTCCAATTAATGTATCGAATGATGCTTCCTTTAATGCTCTGTTAAGTTTTTTATTTTGTGCCAATTGCCATGAACCTATCGAAATATACTTTGCCGTTCCAATCATAATAGAACTGCTTAGTCTTGCCTGTATAATGAGTATCTGTTAAGCCTATATTCTCAACCAATGCTTTCTCACTATCTACACAATTAATACCATACATCTCTTCTATAACATTAGATGATTGGCAAGCAAATACTGCGTGTTTGTTGGCGGTTTTTAAATCTTTCAATGGATACATTTGCTCAGCTCCCATTGTAATAACTATATCTACTTTTAATTGATTTAACTCATCAAAAGCGAAGGGAACATCTAAGTTCCAATGATTTATTTTTATGTATTCTTCGGTGATATAATGCTTATTAAACACCTTAGAGAGCTCTAAAGCTTCTTTATCGATGTCAACTAGGTGCATTTCTCCTACGGACAAGTTCTCACATAGTAGTGGTACTAAAGGCACTCCTAACCAGCTGTTTAATACAAGAATATTAAATTGCTCGTCTTTCATATAATTATCTAAGCTCTTCTTTAGTTCTTCAACTAACCAAATAGCTCCTTCCATAGTATTCGGATTAAGTGCTTGTCTAAAATCATCGTGCTTGTGTTTCATCTCATGCTCGACTTTAGCTAAACCCTCTCCCCAATATTGCATACTGTTTAAAAAATTAAAATTTAACATCTTCTTTTCTTCCCATTGAGTCAAATAAACAGACATATGGTATTTGTCTGAATACATGTTTTTCTATATCATGTGGATATATATAGCCTTGATTGTAACTATAAAACCACCCTATAGGAAAATATTTTATTCTTGCAACACCTTTGTGCTGAAAGAAATTATCTATTCCCCTGTAGTACCATAAAATTTTATCTATATGTGTTTTAAAATATAAAGAAATATTTTCTTTATCTAAGTTATCATTCCATCTAAGAATACTAGAGTTTAGTTCTGTATATCTATGAGGAATATGTTCTGTTTCCTTTTTCATCTTATCTAAATCATGCCAATGTGTTTGTCCAAACACTAGACAATCCTCAGGATCAAAGTTTGCTAAGTCATCTATGTCTTTTTGTATAATTACATCTAAGTCAAAGAATAGATTCTCGCCTTGTTGTCTTACTACATTGTCATCAAACAAATACATCTTATTCCACCACTTCTTTAAGGTGTTATTCTTAGGTAGAGGAATTACATTTATATCTTTATCCAATCCTTTAGGATTTTCTGTTAGACAAAAGAAAGTAAACTTGTAAGATAAATGTTCCTTACAAGATTCCAATATCTTATTAACATGAGCTGAAGAATACTTCGTTCCATGTTTAACAGTATAGATATTTAGATATTCTATGTGCATATTATCGCCAATGTTTTAAGAGTGCAGGATCTGCCAATTCATTTTGCTTAACTTTACCTCTATCAGGTGTAGGTTGTGGTAGTAAGTCTATATTAAAGACACATACAATTGGTGTTTCCCTATAAATTTTTGTTTCTAAATCATCATCGTCCCAACTTCTTCCTCTATTGTAAGAGTAAGCATAGTCTGCTGGGAAATGATCCCATAATTTTTTACCCCAATCACCCCATCGCCAGGAGTGATAGTTATCTGTTCCGTCTGTATATGTAAACCATATTTTTTCTTGGTGTTCTAATACATCATGCCATATACATTCTGCTTGATCGTCGCTCCATACTTGGCAACTGCCATTAGTGTATGCTCCATGTGAAAGTTTAAATCTACGAGTCTTCATTGGACGAGGATCTTGCCACCAAGATCTTAGTTTAGTTGGTCTTTCCATATTGTAGGTAAGTAAAGGCTCTATGTCATTTTGTATAATTACATCTAAGTCAAAGAATACAAAACGCCCTGTAGGTCTATCCTCAGCAAAGTTATGAGTATTGAATACCATTGTCTTAGGCCTATCCCAACACCTTGCCATGCCATATTTAAAGTCGTCTTTCTGAAACCAATACTTAGGGTGTATGTTAGGAATGTCTGGAAAAGGAATTACTTTTACATCATCATCTAAACCTTCAGCGTCATCTGTATAACAATAGAAATGGAAATCATGTTTAGAGTTACAATTTCTCTTTGCCATATTTTTTAATCTGTTTACAAAGTGAGGACCATAACGATCACCCCATTTGGAACATACTATATTAACTCTCATTATTACGAGCCCTCGCAATTACAAAGTCCTTAGCATATTGCAATCCATGTTCTGCTAATACAGATACCACTTCAATACATTTACTTTCAAACTCTGATATATCTATATGAATTATTAGTGTTGAAAATTTAGACTTTTTAACTATCTCGATATACGATTCATCATTAAAAATTCCTTCTATCACGGTTCCATCATTTACTTTTAACATATTCCATCCTGTTCATTATGTATTACTAAAGGATTTAATTTTAGTAAATTATTAAAATATCCTTTATAAAAATCATTAGTAAAAATATCTTCTAGTGTATGTTTACTAATACTATTCTTGTCCCAACTATACATCAATTCTGTTTTATGTTCTGGAGAATTGTGTGCAGTTATTAAATTCAATGCCACATGTTTACACGGGAAAACATTTCCTGTTGCGCTTAAATAAAATTGGTTATTAACTTTACCTTCACAATGGACATGTGGTGAAAATTTTATTTTTCTCTCTGTATATATGTCGTCTTGTTTGACTGTTTTTAGAGTGTCCAGAGAGATAAGATTGTAGTCAGGCATTTCCTTTTTAACTTCTTTCTCAATAGGTTTTATTTCTTCTACAACTTCATTATTATATACAAAGCCTGTAAAGTTATATTCATTAGATAATTCTTTAGCCTTAAGTACATCAGCTTCTTGAGATAAATGTGTTTGTGTATAGTTCCAGAAAACTCTGGCACCACCATCTATTAAAACTTTAGCTCTATCTAATATATCTTTTCCTGGATTAGATGTATCTATATTGAATGTAATATTGCCTATGTTCTTGGTTATTTCTACAAAAAGTAAACTTAAATTTGTCCACCAAACTAAATCATTTGTTTTACCTTCTGTTATTATGTCTACTGCAATACCCCAATTACCCATAAGGTACTGGCATATATCAAATAGTTCTGGATTGTTAATAGGGTCACCTTCTAATCCATCCATTTTAACTCTTTTAATTTTTGCCTTAGTAATAAAATCCAAGTTAAAAGAATCTTCTATTTGTTCTGCTGTTAAATTGTTTCCTTGATTATCAGATACTTCCATTTGTACTCTTTCAGGCAACCATGGATATAGATCTGTTTCTCTATTATAGTTAAGTTCCAATTGCTCTTTTGTAAAGTCCTCATACCAATAAGGAAGAACAACTATGTCGCCTTCTGTTTTTTCTGGGTAGTTATGGTTTGTATTTTGTATGAATGGTAACTCGGGTACTACATTACTATAAAATGCTCCCTCAAAGGAATGGTTTTCAAATGTCATTTGATCTTCCATATCATTCCACTTTGTTAGAATGTTCTCAACCTTTTCATTCCTATGACAGAAATAAGCTAGGTTACCATCTTCAAGATATAGTTTATCTATTCCTTTTGTTTTATATGTAAAGAAAGACTTAGGATCGTTTAGTATTACATTAGGTGTTATGAGGATACTCCTCTCACCTGGTTGAGTGTGTTGCATTATGTCTATCTCAATCCAGTCTTTG